TATGATACGTAAACTTATTAATGAAAATTCGATTAGTAAGATCGTGGTTATGTGGGATGGGGATAATTCAATTCAATCAAGACTAAAGATATATCCGGATTATAAAATAGGCCGCCGGCAAAATCAAATGGAGGCCCCGGAATATGATAATTTTCAGTTCCAAAGGGTTAGAATAAAAGAATATTTGGAAGAGCTATTTGTTAGACAATATATTACATTAAGTTGCGAAGCCGATGATGTTATTGCTTATTACGTTCACAATAGAAAACATGACGAATCTATATTAGTTGTAACAAATGATAGGGATTTACTTCAATTATTATCTGAAGATGTTAATGTGTATTTACTGGACAAAAAACACATTATTAATCCAAATAATTTTCAAATGTTTTTTCCTTATTACTACAAAAATGTTAAACTAATTAAAATAATAACCGGTGATAGGTCAGATTCAATACATGCAATACACGGTTTGGGGAGTGATACAGCAATTGAAAAATTAATTGACTTAGTTCCGGCAATAAGAACTCGTGAGGTTCAGTTAGATGAAATATTTGCGATTTGTGAAGAAAAGAAATCTGAAAGAATATGCCAAAATATCTTGACTGGAAAAACTCCGAGTGGTATATTTGGAAAGGAGTTTTATGATATCAACGAACAAATAATTAGTTTGGATTCCCCGATGATTGACGAAAACGATAAAAAAAATGTAAATCAGATTCTTCATGAACGAATGGATCCAACGAATAGACGATTTAAGAATTTATTAAAGATGATGATTAAGGATGGGACGATTAGATTAATTCCCGGTCAATTAGACAGATGGGAAGATTTTGTATCACCATTCATTAAAATAATAAGATACGAAAAATACAAATTAAGATGAGTTACGAAAAAAATTTAATGGGTAAGAAGTTTGAATTTCTTCTTTTAATCAATGGTAATATTATTTGCCAACGATATTTTAATGTTAAAGATTTCAATCAACAAGCATTACGGTCATACGATTTGAAAGATTGTGTTGACAGATGTATAAATCTAATTACTGGCGAAGGACAATCAGACATCCCCAGCGAATCGACATTAAAAGGTAAGACATGGGAATATTTATGGTCGGGGTATAATCCGTATCTTGATGAATATCCAGCCCCAGAATCAAAAAATAATTATGAGGATGAAGATATTTTTACGTTTCAAATCCGGGTTAATGGAAAAACTACAATTGAAAGACAATTTAGTGGCAACGATTATCCACCAAAAGTGAGATATGATGTTGATATAAGGGGGGCAATCCCAAAAATCATTGCTGAAATACAGGAAACGTTAGCCGAAAAAAATTTAACGCTTGTTTAGTGTTAGTAATGAGTTTAGAGTATATTTAATATTATGTCAGATAGTAAAAACTTAGGGTATTTAGGGTACTCATTTCAGTTAAAAACATTAGCCCAAGTTCTAAATGATAAGGCTTTCGCTGAAAATATAGTTCCGATACTTGATCCTGCTTATTTTGATGATGCCAATTGTAGGTTAATATCAAAATTATTAAAAGAGTATCACGCTCGGTACAATACAACTCCATCGTATGAAGTTCTTGATAACATCGTTCGTTTGGAAATTAAGACCGAGGTGCAACGTAAGTATGTATTAGACGTACTTGGCGAAATTAAAGAACAGGACTTAACGGATACGGAATGGACACAAGAAAGATCATTTAAATTCTGCAAACAACAGGAATTAAAGAAAGCGATTAAAAAGGCTGAGGTTATTTTAGAACAAGGGGATTTCGAAAAGTACGATGAAATTGAGGGATACATTAAAGAAGCTTTGTCTTTTGGAATGGATAAAGATGAGGCTATTAGTGTATTTGATAATTTGGAAAGTGTGATGGTAGATAATTACCGGGACACGATTCCTACTGGTATTGAAGGGCTAGATTCATTGTTTAAGGGTGGGGTTGCTAAGGGAGAAATCCTTGTATTATTAATGGCCATGGGAATTGGTAAAACCACCATGCTAACTAAAATCGCGAATAGCGCGTTTAATTTTGGGGCCAACGTTCTTCAAATATTTTTCGAAGATAATATAAATGAAATTCAACGCAAGCATATATGTTGTTGGACTGGTGTCCCCTTAACTGAAATGAATGAAGAAACAGCAAAAAACGCAACAGTTAAAAAATGCTTAAGCGACTTACAAAAGAAACCTAATCGATTATTATTACAACGGTGGCAATCAGATTCAATGACAATGACACAGATTAAAAATTATGTTCGCAAATTAAGATCTGATGGTGTTAAACTTGATATGATAATAATTGATTATATCGATTGTATTCTTCCGGAAAGAGATACCGAAAATGTTTCAGTTGACGAAGGGCGCACAATGCGTAAATTTGAGGCTATGTGCCACGAACTCAACTTAGTAGGCGCGGTCGCAACTCAAGGAAATAGATCTGCGATCTCATCGGAACTCGTTACTGGGGATCAAACTGGCGGCTCAATTAAAAAACTTCAAATTGGTCACATTGTAATTTCTGTTGCTAAAACATTACCCCAAAAGGAAAACGGACTAGCTAATATGGTGGTGTTAAAATCACGAGTGTCGAAAGATGGACTTGTTTTTGAAAATTGTATCTTTAATAATGAACGTATGGAGATTTCAACGGAGCAATCAGAAACATTTTTAGGGTTTGAATCAAATAAATCAGATAGACAGAAGAAACGCGCTATAGAGTTATATAAGGAAAGAAAAGAAGCCGCCAATACTGTAACCAATAATCAGCAACCAAATAACCCCCAAGCTCAACCAAACGAAAATCTGACAGATAACAGAGCTTAATTTTATTATTATCAATGGAAAAACAAGTTAAACAACAATTAGAAGTTAATGCTACTACCAATACTACAAAAACTTACGACAGAAACGAAATTTTTAAATCAACATTGGACTATTTTAATGGTGATGAACTAGCAACAAATACGTGGATAAATAAATATGCATTGAAGGATTCTTATGGTAATATCTATGAGCTGAATCCGTCCGATATGCATAAAAGAATTGCAAAGGAAATTCATCGTATCGAACAAAAATATCCAAATCCGTTAAGCTACGATTTAATATACGAATTACTTAAAAACTTTAAATATCTTATCCCCGGTGGTGGATCATTAACGGGAATAGGAAATGATTGTCAGGTATCATCACTTTCGAATTGTTTTGTGATAGGGAATCAATATGATAGCTACGGTAGTATATTTCATATTGACGAGCAACAAGTTCAGTTAATGAAAAGACGTGGTGGCGTGGGACATGATTTATCACATATTAGACCGGATGGAACTCCAGTTAAAAATAGTGCATTAACGTCAACCGGTATTGTACCATTTATGGAAAGATATTCTAATTCGACTCGTGAAGTTGCACAGGATGGAAGAAGAGGGGCGTTAATGTTATCCTTATCAATTAAACACCCCGATGCTGAAAAATTTATTAATGCAAAATTGGAGGAAGGAAAAGTAACTGGAGCTAACATTTCAGTTAAGATCGGTAATGATTTTATGAAAGCCGTTATAAATGATAAACCATATACCCAACAGTTTCCGATAAATAGTGAAAAACCTTTAGTAACTAAGGAAATTGATAGTAAAAGGTTATGGGGTAAAATAATTCATAATGTATGGAAATCCGCCGAACCCGGTGTTTTGTTTTGGGATAAAATTGTAAGCGAATCCCCAGCTGATTGTTATCAAGACGTTGGTTTTCAAACAGTTTCAACAAATCCATGTTTACCGGCAGATACATGGATAATGACGAATAACGGGCCGAAACAAATAAAATCGTTAATTGGATCCCCATTTATTGCATTAGTAAATGGATCTGAATATTACTCAACAAATCAAGGGTTTTTTGAAACTGGGATAAAAGAATTATATAAAATAACGACTAAATCTGGATTTGTTTTACGTGGTACTATTGATCATTTAGTTAAAACGTTAAATTATAAAACTCGCAAAGAAAATATAAACAAATGGACTAGGATTGGTGATTTAAAAGGGGGGGGTAATGTAATTTTAAATGATAACACAAATAATTTTTGGGACGGTGAAGGAAATCGTGAAATTGGGTGGTTGTTAGGAAATTTTATTGGTGACGGAACTCGTAATAATAATTGTTCAAAACTTTGTTATTGGGGTGATAATCGTTTTATGATGAAAAATATTGCTGTGGATTATATTAAACGCAATCTAAAACATCGTTCTGATTTAGGCGAAAATAAAACAAATCCTGATATTGCTATAGTTAAAAGTAAATCATTAATGGATTTGGGGATAAAATATGGAATTTCTTCAGATAAACAAACAATTGATAATAAAATAGAACAAACTAGTTCAGATTTTTATCGTGGATTTATTTCCGGGATCTTTGATGCCGATGGAACGGTATGTGATAATATTGACAAGGGGTTAACAGTACGATTATCATCGTCAACCCCGATTCATTTAGAACTTATACAAAGAATGTTATCAAGATTAGGTATTATATCTAAAATTTATTATAATCGCCGTGATGAAGGTAAAAGATTAATGTCGGACAATAAAGGTGGCAAAAAAGAATATAATGTAAAAGCATCACACGAATTATCAATTAGTAAAAATAATGTTAAGAAATTTTATGATATTGTTGGCTTTAATGATGAAAATAAACAAACAAAATTAGATTTGGCATTATTAAAATTAAATAAA